TTTTTCCTAATTTGTTTAAGTTTCTAAGGTACAGGTGTAGTAGGTGTAGTGGGCGCATCAAATGCCCCAGAGTCGCTCATACCACCTACAACAGCAGACCCTATCTGTAGGCTTCTAGCTCTTGAGCTTGGTTTGGACACTGAGTTAATTCTTGATTGCGCTCTGGATTTAGCACCTAGTCGCTGTTCTTGTAGACCTAGCATGGTGTTGTCTAAGTTTCTATCAACAGCAGTATTAGCCATTAGACCTTGACGTTCTATATCTTGTAGCACAGCGTTGTTATTCAAGACTGCGCCACTTTCACCACCAGCTACAGTTGCTCGTGATGCCATCACTCTTGTATCTAAATCTGTTTGTAATTTCTGTTCAGCAGCTTTTGTATCTTCTTGGGCTGCTTGTATGTTAATTTGTCGTTGTTCGTCTTTTTGAGCTTGTAGGGCATTACGTCTGTTAACTTGCTCTTTTGCTTTTTGGGCATTATATTGTTCATTAGCCCCCGCAATACTCATAGCAGCAGAAGCAGCCGCTAATAATGGTGGATTACACATTTTCTTTTATCCTCACAAATTGGTAGAAGGGTTGTTTACCTTCCCCGTATTCCTCAATTAGGTTGATGAACTTAAAGCCTAGGGCTTTTAACCATCTCATCGACACAGTATTCTCTGCGTGTACATAGTTTAGCAAGAGTGGGTATTGGTCATTCTTTTCCTCCACCCACTTTGCTGAAACTGGTAACATCACTTTTTTGGTCTCTGGTAGTTTATGAGAACCTAACAACCAAGGGCTTGCAAAGTGACCACAATCAGCCAACCCAAACATACCCACTACATCACCATCCTCGTGGATGATACTAAAGCATTCAGGAGCAGAGCTATTGTAGCTGTGTTGTAACGCCCGTAAGGGTGTAAGTCCGTCACTAGCCATTACTTCCTTAGCATCTTGCTCACGTAAGGCTGGGGCTAGTTCTCGGCAATCCTGAAATGTTGCTTTTCTATAGTAGTGTGTCATGTTTAGAGTCTCTGATTTCGTAGTACGATGTACCCCTCCCACTCTGCACTTTGGAACGTGCTGGGAAGGTGTGAATTGTTGGTTATTGTTATGTTTGTTTGTGATGCCTGTGCCTGTACACCCACCTCAAACGAACCATTGTCAACAATATTAGCTTGGTTTAAGATGGACGAGGTGTCTAGTATATTACCTGTAAACTCTGAAAGCTTATCAGATTTCCCTAAGGAATCTACAGTGACAACAAAGTTACCTGTGTCGCTAAAGTTGAAAGCAATCTTTCTTAACTGGAATCTAGCTAAATGTGTTGAGTCACCCTGAGTGGGTTTAAACACTTGCTCTGAGAGTTTGTATTTAAAGGTGTAATTTACACCTACATATATATCATTATCCTCAAGCTCGTTTCCTACCAAATAGTAAAGGTCTGCGGGGTTATAATAACTTAAACGCTCCCCGTCCATTGTTACAGCGGTACTTTTGTTATATCCCGCATCGTATAGATAGGGTAAAACACCTGTTGGAGTGGAGCTATTATTTCCAACGGCAGCTACCGTAATTAAGTGATCTAGATGTGGCTTAGAAGTATCATATGTTAAATCCATTTTATCAAAATAGCCGTTTTCAAAGACAAAGTAGATTAAGTTATTGGTAAAGAAGACGTGAGATATTTTTTCATCAAACTTCCACTTAGACCACGAGCTTTGTAACCTCTCCTGACCGTTGTCGTGCCACTTATAAACATAACACTCTCTCCTTGTGGCTGAAGTACCGTCATCTGATAATATCACTAACATATCTTCGTTAGGGGATGTTACTAGCTGTCTCACACTTCCTTTAATATACTGTGGTACGTGGGATGTAATGTTCAGTGCATCTTTAAGCTCTGTATCGTCTTTCGTGATAAACTCTCTTATGCCTCCGTAGTCCCCATTCTTTGTGGCGAAGAAAACACTAGTGCCTGAACCTACAGGAGTAGCTGTAAGGTCGCTCTCGTACCTTGTGGACTGCTCTATCGTTACCTCTGCTGGTGTTAACAACTGGGACGATGAAAGCGTAAACTGGTTAAGGTTTGAGAAAAGTAATAAATTATCTTGAATAGGTAGTGCTGCTTGGAGGTTGGATACCTCGTTCTGACTAACAGCTACATCTATAGGGTCTGAGTCTAATAAGGAGCGTACTGTTGTACGGAAGAAGTTGTAGTAACTACTCGCTTCACTAAATATTACGTTTTCCCCTGATAGAATACCTAAACGGTTTCTATGGAAGAAGATGTCTGTTATCTTATCGCCTATAAAACTAGGGAAAGGGTTAGTGTCATCATCACCACACTTGCGATTATCCCAATTTATTGATTGGAATGTAAAACTTTCGTCTGCGTTCTGCACAAGCTGCCAAGGCATAGTATTGCTATCAATACCATTATTAACATTAGGTGCTACACACTCTCTCCAAAAACCTGAACCACCTTGTCCCTCAAACTTAACATAGAAATCATCTTCTTTCTTCTGGTTATCGCCCACAACCCCCAAGACAAAACCGTCTTCGCATTGGTTGGGCAAGTCTGTAAATGATTTAGCATTGCTTCTAAATGCTTTAAGGTTTACACCCCCGTCATCATCTGTAACTCTAATTGTATAGTTATTTGTGTTAGCCCTTAAAACAAAGTAAGGTAAATCACTAGTGGAGCTAGGGTATATGGTTGCCGGGGATATATTTCTAAGACCGTTGATTACAGTACTAGTTTTAAGAGTATTGTTGTTAATTTCTTGGGAAGACGAAGTAACTGATGTTATTTGTTTTGGTGTTGTGTAATACGAACTTGCTAGACCGTTCCCAGATGAGTTAATTAATTGAACCGTATACTTTCTACCGTAGTTTACACTCTTAAGATAAACTAGAGATTTTTTTGTATCATGGGTAAGCACTCCTTGATTAGAGCTAGGAAGACCCACCGTTTTATCCGTGTTAACAATAAACGTGGCATCAGCTACTGTAGTGAACTTTAGCTTAGAGGCGTTACCTAAATAACTGTTTGTGTTGTTAAGGATATTACTACCTATCCTTGTACCGTCTGCTCTGAAGCTTCCCCTGTCTGATTGAAATCGTAGATTACCATTTTCATCATACACAATTATTAGCGGGTTAGTTTCTCCAAGCTCAACAGCGACTGTGAATATTTCAGTGTCACTTCTTTTGTAAGTGTGCCAAGCGTAATCATCAGCTGATATAGGAAAAAGAGCAGAGCTTACCCCCAAATCATCATTAACACCTATAGACCCTATTTTAACAAGTGTTTTTAAAAACTCAGTAGGTGGGCGTTTCTTAAGACCATCAACCACATCTGATAAACCGTTTTCTTGTTCTTCTCCCTGACTATCCAAGCGAAGTGTTGGGGGTTGTTGAGACACCCCATTAATAAGGTTGGGGATGCTTTTAGAAACTAGAGCCATTTAGATCACCTTGTGTCCGACAGAACGATCAAGAACACTGTACGTGCCTCCATCGTCAAATATGTTATAGTCCCCGTTCTCGCTTTCCATTTCTTTCAAAGCGAATAGGGCTTGTTGCTCATCAGCTCTGTTCATGGCTGAGAGGTTGTCACTACCGACCACTCTTTCTTGGAATAATCGTGCAGCTTTAATTGTTATGTATCGTCTTGCTACTTCTGGTATCAATGTGAAGTCTAGCATATAGACAATATCTAGTTTTAAATCTTTATTAATGATGTCTGTGTGCTGTACTTTGTCGTACATGAACAGACCACGTTGTACATATTCATTCTTGTTGCTTCTGTACTTGTTCTCTGAACTAGCTAGGTCAGCTCGTAAGACATTTGTCGCTAGTGGTATTTTACCATTAGAATCTTTAGCTACTGTTACATCTGGCTCACTGTTGAAGTTCCAGCCAAATGACTGAACATCTCTTGAAACTTCATTGAGTACAGTCTCAGCCGTTTCAGCATCAACTAAACCAGAGTCTAAGCTGTTGACTGGTGCTTCGCCAATGGTCGAGAGCATAGAGTTTACAGCCTGAAGCTGTGTTGTTGGAGTTGTCATGTTTACCTCAATGAAAAAATAAAGAAAAAACACCCCCCGAAGGAGGTGTTCTTAAAGTTTACTAAACTAATCTTACGAAGCGTTAGTCAGTTTAACAGCACACTCAGGTCTTAAAGAAGAGTGTCCCATTGCGTAGCGAGCTACCATTAGTGTACCTTGTTTTGCAACTTGGTACTCTTATTCAACGCCTAAGTCTAATAGCTTAACTGTTGCCGCAGCATCTTTAGTGAATACTAAGCCTTTAGAACCTGAAGGCAGGTTGTTAGACATATACACTTTTGCGCCACCGATCAAAGGAACAGTACCAGTGTTCAAGTTACCACCTGTACCGAAGTCTTTGTTCATTACACCAGCGATGTTAGAGTTAGAGCCAGAGAACATTTTGTAGTAAGTTTGTGCGTCAAGGACTACAGACTTCTCACCAGTTACGTTCTTAGTATCTAGAGCTTCTAGGGCTTGGAAGATAGCATCAGCTACGTCAGTACCAGTAGAAGCAGAAGGAGTACCAGCAATTTCAATATCAGCATTGTTCTGGTTAGCACCTTGAGCGTACTCAGCAGTATCATCAGTTGCAGCAGCAACAGCAGCAAATACAGCTGTATCCGCAGCGTTAGCTAGAGCAGTACCGATCTCAGAAGAGTAGATAGAGCGAACATCATAGTGGTTCATAGCTTCATCAATTTTCGCAATGAAAACTGAAGAGGTTAGAAGATCATTGATGTTAACTACTTTCTCACTGTGAGCGATAGCACTAGGTGATACTTCGTTACCAGCTGCAAGAGTTGCAGTAGTAGCGATACCTGTTAGTGGGAACTGTGCGCTAGAACCTGAAGAGATTGTGCGTACACGGTGTAGTGGCATTGCGATGTTGTTGGCGTTAAATGCTGTAAGTACTTCACCAGTGAACGTCTTTAGAAAGAGTTCCTTGGCATTAGTACCAGTAGCAGCATTTTCACCCAATCGGGATGCAGTATAAGACATAATATTTTACCTTTTGTTAAATGTTTAAATGAATGTTTAATGTTTAGTCACTTAACACTTAATCTTTCCGCTTAGATTGTCCCCGCAGGGGTCAAAGGTAATTAATTGTTGTGTTTCGTTCCTGTTAAAAAAGCCCCCCGAAGAGGGCATAAAGAGACTATTGTATGTTGCTTCGAGCTATCTTAGTCGAAACAGACTGACGGTATGCTGGATCACTGTTGTATCGTGGGTCGCTCATAGCTTGAGTCACTTCTGCCCAAGAACTATAATTACCGCCTGTTGAGTTACTGGATTGTCCACCTATTAAAGATGGGTCTGTACCCTCCGCAGCTTGATACTTTGTCTGTAATCCTGACACAGCCAACTTGACCATATCAACGTCTCCTGAACCTACAGCTCGATCAAAGGCAGCGATTTCGTTATCCGATAAGTTATCGCCCGCCCAGTCAATCATTTCACTGTAAGCTTGTTCACCGCCTACACTTTCATAGACAGTATTTTGATAGTTGTTTGCTAGGGCTTCTTGTCCCTGTATCCAACTGTTTACCAAATCTTGTGGGAAGCCAGCTTCACTGAGCTTAGTATAAGCATCTTCTGATAAGCCTCCCTGTTCGTTATACTCCGCTTGTAAAGAATCAAAATCAACGCCAGCATTTTCTACTGCTTCTTTAACGTCACTTGCTTCTTGTTGTGGAGTTGGTTCGGGTGCAGCTTCAGGCTCAACACCTTCCTCTACACTTTCCCCACCTAACTTTTTCTCTAGATGACCATAAGCTTCAGCCATCTGTTCTGCATTTTTAAACTTCTCAGGCAACCAATCTGGTCGATCACCTTGGGACGGGTCGTTTAACCTGTCCAGTTCGTCACTCTTTGCAACCATCTCATCGATGTGTTCTTGTGACTCTGTTTGTTCTTCGTGTGTACTAATACTTTCTTGATTCATAATAGTCTCTTTTAGTTTTATTCTTCAGCTTGCTGTTGTGAAGCATCAACCATACCTTTAACAGCAGGGGCTACGCCCTTCTCTGCCATTGCCATCATTTGTTGTTGCTGCATCTGTTCTTGCATAGCTTGTTGTTCTTGCATCTTCTGCTCATCAGATTTCACAAGACCCTGTGTATCAATGCCTAGTGATGCGCCAAGACGATCTAAGTAGTCTCCAATGTTTAACTCACTAGCAATAACTTGCTGTCCTAGTGGTTGTAGCATTTGTAAGAACTGGCTTAGTTTGTTTAAGTCCTGCCCACGACCAAGAGCTTCTAGACCAGTAACGATCTGTGGCTTTAAGGTGTCTTTAGGGAACTTAGGCATCTTACCTTCTTTCTGCATCTTTGCTAGAAGGAGGTTGACTAGGGGAACTTGGAACTCTTGTGAT